CTTGATGAATGCCAATAAGGATGCCAACAAGGGCGGAGATGGCCGGGACTTGGAACCCTTCATCATCAGGAGGCCCAAGGTTGGCTGAGATAACGCCAAGCCTTCCCCAGCTTGAGGTGCTGGAACATCCTGCCCGATTCCGGGTGGTCTGCGCTGGCCGTAGGTTCGGGAAAACCTTCCTGGCCATCCTGTTCCTCCTGAACCACGCCACGGCCAAGGATCAGACTTGCTGGTATATCGCGCCCACCTATCGACAGGCAAAGCAGATTGCCTGGAAGATGCTGAAGCGCATTGTGCCCATGTCATGGGCTGTGTCATGGAATGAGACTGACCTAACCGTCCGGCTGGTAAATGGCTCGGAAATAAGCCTGCGTGGGGCCGATAACCCCGATTCCCTGCGCGGGGCCAGCCTTTCCGCTGCTGTGCTGGATGAATACGCGGATATGGATGCCGATGCCTGGACTGAGGTTCTACGGCCTGCCCTTGCTGATCAGCAGGGGGAAGCCCTGTTTATTGGGACTCCAAAAGGCTTCAACCACTTCCACACGCTCTGGACCGCTGCCCATGACCGTGAGGACTGGCAGGCTTGGCAGTTCACTACGGCAGACGGTGGCAATGTCCCCCTGGCTGAGATTGAAGCGGCACGGGCTGAACTAGATGACCGAACCTTCCGGCAAGAGTTTCAGGCCAGTTTTGAGACGCTGGTGGGCAGGGTATATCAGAACTTTGAACGCTCCGTCCACGTTAAGGAAGTCGCTGATAACCCAGGCATGGTTCTCATGGTCGGGTTGGACTTCAACGTAAACCCCATGTCGGCTGTGCTGGCAACTGCCCCAGGTGGTCAGCTTCATATCTTTGGGGAAGTTGAGATTCCCAACGGAAACACTGAATTGATGGCGGCTGAGATACGGCGCAGGTATCCGACTAGGCCAGTCCAGGTCTATCCAGATCCATCGGGCAACGCTCGGAAGACCTCCGCACCTGTGGGGCAGACGGACTTCAGCCTGCTCAAGTCAGCAGGGTTCAAGGTCATTGCACCCCATGCCGCGCCTCTTGTGGTGGATCGAATCAATGAAACGAATGCCCTATTCAGGAACGCAGCCGGGGATCTTCGATGCTTTGTCAGTCCCAAGGCAAAGACACTCATTCGATGCCTGGAAGGTCTGACCTGGAAGGAAGGAACATCGGCCCCGGATAAGTCCTTGGGCCTCGATCACATGCCCGATGCACTTGGATACCTGATCCATTCGGAATTCCCCATCATCTCCCGCAAGGCAACTGCATCGGAGCTTCGCCTATGATCACGGAACGCGATGCCATCGACATAATGGTGATTCACCAGATCAATGCCCTAGTTCGCTGTGGCAGACCTGTTGAATCTGCACGGCATGAGGCTGAGGACATCGTTTCTATGATCCTTGAGGACATGGCACGGATTGGGCTAAGGGATGTCTATATCGGCGTGGCGTTGAGGCGGGCCAGGGTTTACAAACTGCGTGACCAGGGCGTCACTTCGATTGTGGTATCCGAGCGAATGGGCATCTGTTTGGCCCAGGCCAAGAATGATTACAAGTCAGAGATGATCAGGCGCAGGCGTAACGTGGCGTAAAGGCTACTCCTGATAGCCTGACCTGGACCAACCCTGAGAGTCGCAGGGGGACACGTAAAACGCAGCCAAGGGCTTCTGCCCATTTCACCAAGAGCCCCCTGCCCTTGGTGCCCTGTGTCCCTTACTCTCACCTTCCAACAGTCAACCGGCCTCATCACAGATGAAGCCGGGGAAGTCGTGGCCCATGCTTGGGCTGGTCATGGTGACGGGCTGAACAATCCAGCCATGCAGGAGATTCATGAGGTTGGACCGCTGCCACAGGGCGTCTATGAGGTTCGGCCTTGGGAGGACAATCATCCCCCCCTTGGTCCCATGGTTGCCCATCTAGTGCAGATCGAGGGTGAGACGTTTGGTAGGGATGCGTTCTACATCCACGGGCCTTCGTCCACCCATTACATGCAGGAATCCAAGGGCTGCATCGTCGTTCCTCATGTCATGCGGCAGAAGGTTCACGATCTGGCCCCTGACTTCATTCGGGTGGTGGCATGAGCATGGACCTGACAGGCATCGGTTCAGTTGCAGACCTGGCATCAGGTATCATCGGTAAGATTTGGCCTGATAAGACGCAACAGGAGAAGGACCAGATGGCTCAGGCCCTGGCCCTGCTTCAAGGTCAAATCGCCATGAACACTGGGCAGATGGACATTGATAAGGCTGAGGCGCAAAGTCCTCGCCTGTTCGTCAGCGGCTGGCGCCCATTCGTTGGCTGGGTGTGCGGGTCTGCCTGCGCCTGGAACTGGGTTGGACTTCCCGTGGTTCTATTCGTTGCCAGGGCTGCGGGCCATCCAGTGGACGTAAAGCCAGCCGATCTGACTCAGATGCTTCCCCTTCTCATGGGGATGCTGGGCATGGGTGCCCTTCGCACATACGAACGACTCAACGGCGTCCATAACCAGTAGGGGGAACCATGTTCAAGGCCATTCGCAAGACCACCAAGGGATCTGCCTGCAAGACCTGTGGATCAAAAACCGGCTGTTCCTGCTGACATGAGCGAATCTGGTTCGCACCGTTGCCCTGTGGATGGCCGGAAGGTCACGCCTCAGCCTAGGCGTTGGTGGAGTCCAGAGGTTGAATTGGCTGTGACATTGGTCCTTCTTCTGTTGACGTTCCTGCTTGGTGCCGGTGTTGGGATGACTATGCACTCACACCGGATGGATGAGGCTTATCTAAGCGCAATCAAAGAGCGTGACCAGTGGAGAACTGCCTACGTCACCCTGCATAACGATGTTGAGCAGGTTGTCAGGCACTTTGACGCTAACGATTCCATCCTGATCAAAAATGATCAGGAAATCCTTGCGGAACTCCGCAGCCAACGGAGGGGCAAGTAATGGAAACAGGACTTCAGGTGAATATCAATCAGATGATCGGGGCATTCGGTGGCCTCTGTGCCCTGTTTCTTGGTGGCTTATTCGGGCTGTTGAAATACTTTTTCACCAAAGATGCCTCTCGTATTGATTCCAAGTTCCTAGAGATTCAGACAGAACTAGGCGATCTGAGAGAACAACTATTGAATGAGACCAGGGCGCTGGATAAGCGGGTCCAGCAGGTGGAAATTCAAATCGTGCGTGATTATGTGCCCAAGATCAGCTACGAGAACGCATTGGGGAGAGTCCATGACCGTCTGGATGAGGTTTTAGCTGCCCTGAAGGGGACTAAATGAATCCCGTAGGCCAACAGACGGACACCCAAAAGCACCTGGAATCTAAGCGTCAACTACCGGCTGCACTTATGGATGGCACAGACGCCATGCGGGACGCTGGCAAAGCCTATCTCCCTCAGCATCCAGCCGAGTCCTCTGAGGCGTGGAAGTCTAGGCGCGATGGTTCTGTCTTGCTGCCCGCCTATCGTGATGCCGTGGACCTTGCTTGCGGGTTGATCTTTCGTAAGCCGGTAGAACTGGGCCAGGACGTTCCCCCTGATGCGGAGGAATGGCTGGAAAACGTGGATCTTTCGGGCCGGGACATTACCCAGTTCGCACAGGACGTTCTACGTGACGCCTTTATGGGCGTGACCTATATCGTGGCCGATTATCCCAGGGTGCCAGTGGGCGGGACTCTTGCCACTGAGCAGGCCATGGGGGCGAGGCCCTACCTGATCCATGTGAAGGCTGAGCAGGTATTGGGCTGGCGTTACCAGATGGTTAATGGGAAACCAATGCTGACCCAGTTCCGCTATATGGAGACTTGCACGGAACCAGATGGCCCCTTCCTTGAAAAGACCGTCCAGAAGGTTCGGGTGCTTGAGCCTGGAATGGTTACAGTCTATGAAAAGGAAGCTCTGGATGCTGACTGGGAACTAGAACCTGAGGAATCGGGCATTGTGAGCCTTCAGGAAGTCCCAGTGATCCCTATCTACACCGGCAGAACTGCCTTCATGGAGGGTGTGCCTCCGCTGCGTGATCTGGCTTGGAAGAATGTGGAGCATTGGCAGAGTTCCAGTGACCAGCGGAACATCCTTCATGTGGCCCGTGTGCCGTTGCTTGCCACTATCGGCGTGGATGCTGGCGATCTTGTGATTGGACCTCAGAACATTCTAGCGATGCCTGTGGGGGGCGATGCTAAGTGGGTGGAACACACTGGGAAGGCTATCGAGGCAGGCAGAACTGACCTCCAGGACTTGGAAGCTCAGATGCAGCGTATGGCTGGGAAGATGCTGGATACCGGCACAGTCAAAACCGCGATGGAGGCTGGGGTTGAGTCTACGCAGGCGATGAGCCGAATCATGGCCTGGGCTGTTGGGCTTCAGTCTGGTCTGAATCAGGCATGGGGTATGGCCGGGAAGTGGATCAACAAGGAACTAGGCGAGCTTTCAGTTAATACTGATGTGGACGTTTCCAAGCCCGATGCCACTTTCTTAACTGAGATTAGAAACGCTGTGATCGCGGGCCTTCTGACCAAAGAAACCTATCTGAACATCATGAACCAAGCCGAGGTTTTGCCTGCCGGGTTCGATGTGCAGGATGAACTAGACAGGCTGGATATGCAGGCACCTGACCCAATGATGGTCAAGCAATTGACCAAGAAAATACCAGTGAAGCCAGATGAGCCTAGCTGATCAGTTCCACTCCAGCATTCTCAAAAATTCGGTCCAGTGGATGCGCTATGAGGCAGGCATCCGTCAGGATATTGACGCGATGATCCGTCAACTTGGAAAGGATCTGGTTGAGGAATTGTCGGGCTCTGGCATCGACACGCCTAGAACGGACTGGCAACGGGCACGGCTACGGAAGCTGCTGGACGAAGCCCAAAGCATCGTGGATGACTCATATACGCAGATTGCAGCTCATGCCTCGGATGGCCTAGCCGCTGGAATCGAGGCTTCCACAGCTAACCTGCTGGCCTCCATGAATGATGCCGTGGGCGTTGAACTGCTCCAGGGGATCAAGTGGAGTCCCGGACTGCTGAAAGCCCTAGTCGATGACACCCTAACCGTGGGCGCTCCATCGGCTGAATGGTGGGCAAGGCAGGGCGAGAGTCTGACCCAGGGATTCACAGACCAGATGCGCCAAGCCATGCTCCAGGGTGAAAACCTCCAGAGCATGGTGGCCCGCACCAAGGATCTGATGATGGTCGGAACCCGGAACGCTGAGGCCCTGGTCAGGACTAGCGCCATGGCCGTGAACAATGCGGCCCAGCTTGCTCTCTGGAAAGAGAACGCCAATAGCCTGGATGAACTCCAGTGGGTTGCTACGCTCGATCCCAAAACCTGTCTGGTGTGTGGTGTGCTGGATGGTCAGACATGGCCGATCAATGACACCCATGAGGTGCCCCCTGCACATTGGAACTGCCGATGCTGCACAGTCCCGATCCCTAAGATGTGGGATGAACTGGGGATCAAGATGCCCGTGGGTCAGCGCCCAACGTCCACAGATACAGCCAACGGCACAGTATCCGGGGACACCACATGGGAATCCTGGCTTGGGAGTCTGAGCAAGTCTGAGCAGGAATCCATTCTTGGCCCTGGACGCTTCCGACTTTGGAACTCGGGCAAGTTAAGCATTCGGGATCTGACTGACCAGCGTGGCAATGTGCTGACTCTGGACCAGCTAAAGGCGCTCTAAAGGCTACTCCTGATAGCCCCATACCGCCCAACTCTGAGGGCAGGCAGGTGAAACGCTTGCCACCGCGAAATGCGGACCTTGGAGATTCCCAATGGCGCTGAAACACAAGATCGACTCTCTGGAAGGGCTGGATGATGCCCTGAAACCGCTATACGCCAAAAGCGAAGATGGCCGTTTCACCCTTCAGGTTGACGATGCTCCCGCAACCAATACCATCGCCAAGCTCAAGTCGGACCTGGAAAACGTCACGAAGACGTTGAAGGAACGTGAAGCAGCGGAAGCAAAGGCTATTCGAGATGCGGAAACCGCCAGGGATCTAGCGGCTGGCAATTACGAGAAAGTCAGCGCAGCCGACAAGGCCGCACTGAAAGCCGCTGAAGAAAAGGCAGCACTCCTAGAATCCAAGATCCTGAATGGAACCCGCGAACGGGCGCTCATGGAAGCCATGAGTGATCCCACCGTCAAGGGTATCCCGAAGGCTCTGCTTCCCCACATCCAGGATCTGGTGGAAGTCGTTCCCGATGGGGACGGATTCAAGGTGGTTCCGAAGGGCAACCCGGCTCAGAAACTTACCGATTTCGTGTCTAGTTTCAAGAAAGACATGGCGTGGGGTTTCGAGGCTTCGGGAGCTTCGGGGAGTGGTTCCAGCCAGAGCAACGGCGGCAAGTCCGCAGGCAAGCCCATGTCTCTAAATGATTTCAACAAGCTCACAATCCGCGAGCGTGACGCCTTCATTAAAGGCGGCGGCTCCTTCACTGACTGAGGTCTAACCCATGAGTAACGTCCTTACCGCCCTTGCACCCGTTCTCTATACGGCTGCACAGGTTGTCTCCAATGAACCCTACGCCTGTCTCAAGGGCATCACCACCAGCTACGATGACAAGAGCGTGGCTAAGGGCGACACCGTTTATGTGCCCATCGCCCCTGTCCGTGCGCTGACTGACTTCGTTCCTGCTGCCGTTACGGTCCAGGGTGATGACTCGACTCCTACCAACGTGGGAGTCAAGATCACCTTTGCCAAGAAGGCCAGTTGGTATCTGACTGGTGAGCAGGTCCAGAGCCTTGAGAACGGTGGCGACAATGCTACCGAGATGGCCCGCCAGTGGATTCAACAGTCCATGCGCTCTCTCCGCAACTTTGCCGAGGCTGATGCTGCTGTCCAGATCAAGTCCGGTGCTTCCCGCGCCTACGGCACCGCTGGCACCAACCCCTTCGCTACTGACCTCAGCGGCTTAACCAACCTCTATAAGATCCTGAAGGACAACGGCGCTCCCATGGCCGACCTCCAGTTGGTCATTGACACCACGGCTGCTCTCTCCCTGCGTAACCAGTCCATCATTCAGATGGCCTATCAGGCTGGTAGCGACACTGAACGGCGTAATGGGAACTTCCTGGAACAGTTCGGTTTCACCATCAATGAGTCGGCTGGAATCGTTCAGCACACCAAGGGCACCGGCGCTTCCTATGTGTTCAACGGCGCCCACGCTCTAGGTGCTCAGACGATCACCGCCAAGACTGGCACCGGCACCGTTCTGGCTGGTGACATTATGGCCATGGGCTCGGATACCAACAAGTATGTTGCCGTGGGCGATCCTTCCGCTGCCCTGATCAGCGCCCCTGGCACCTTCAACATTGGCCGCCCTGGTCTGAAGGTGGCCCGCGCCGATGCTGACACCATGACCATCGGTAACAACTACACCCCCAACGTGGCTTTCGAGCGTAGCGCAGTGATGGGTGTCTATCGTCCTCCCTTCATGCCCGAGAATCCGACCATCACTCAGATGAAGATCAGCGATCAGTCCGGCCTGACCTTCCTGCTCTGCGAAATCGCGCAGTATGGCCAGCGTTCCTGGGAACTGCACCTCGCGGGTGGCTGCAAGGTGGTCCAGGGCGAGCACGTGGGCATCCTGCTCGGATAAACCTCAACCAAGCCGGGGGGCTACGGCTCCCCGGAGTTTCTCTGGAGGTTCGCCATGGCGCGACCTTATAAGAAGGCCAAGGTTGAAGAAATCGAGGCCGTTGAAATCGCCCCTGACCAGCTTGCCGTTCAGAATGATGAAGGCGAAGTGATTGTGATTGCTCAGGGCTCTCTTGAGGACCACATCAGCCTGGGATGGATTCCTGTGGTCAAGACTGTTCAGGTCGAATCCGTTTCTGATCCTCTGGAGTAGCCATGTCCTTGGATGTGACGGTAGGCGGAACAACTGCACAGAGCTACGCCAGCGTAGCCGAGGCAGACGCTTATCTGACCTTCCGTGGGTTCACTACTGCCTGGACCGCACTCACTCCCACCCAAAAAGAGCAAAACCTTCAATGGGCTGGCGTCTTAATTGACTCCATGTATTTCATTGGGACCAAATGTAGCCTGCTCCAGACGATGGAATGGCCCCGGTTCGGGGTGGTGGATAAGAATGGATACTTCCCCCCTACCACTTCGATTCCTACTCCAGTTAAGAATGCTCAGATTGAGATGGCTTTCCAGTTGGTCACTACTGACTGGAGCCAGGGCCTTGGATCTGTTGAGGCTGAGACGATCAAGGTGGGAAGCATTGAGCAGGGCCATAAGGTCCATAGAGCTTTCCCGGCTCCTGTGGTGGCCCAGTTGAAGCAGTTCCTCCGTGCCTCGCCTAACAGCGGCGGCATGTTGGTGCGGGGATGAGTGTTGCTTCCAGTGTCTTGGATCTATTCGCCAACCTTGGCGAGTTTGTTGTATCCGGGACTCTGACTCAGAACTCCGCTGGAAGTTACAACGTGGCCACGGGTCAGCAGACTGGGCGCACTCCTACGGTGACGCCTATCATCCTTTTTCTGGATGCTGTGGGTATGCGCGGGCTCGGCTTCAAGTATGGAGAGCAGGGCTTGATCCAGGTTGGTGATATTGAGGCCACTATCCCAGCGAAAGGGATCGCTACCCCAATCCTTCCCGGTGATGTGGTCAGCGCCAATGGGACCAATTACCGCGTGGTGCTGGTCCGTCCTACCTTCACTGGTGCTACTCCAGTTCTCTATCAGTGTGTGGTGCGGAAATGAGTGGGGATTTCACTCTGGCGATTGGACGTTTCTGCCAGTCCGTTCCCATGAAGGCGGCTTCAGTGGTCCAAGGTGTGGTCCAGCAACTCGGGCAGGATGTGGTTCTAGCGACTCCTGCAAATACTGGGTTGCTTCGTGGCGCATGGCAAATCGGCATTAACTCCGTTCCTGAGTCATCCCCTGTGAGGCTTGATAAATCAGGTCTTGGGACTCTCCAGAGCATCAACGGCGACTCTCTGAAGATCAAAGCCGGTGATGTGGTGTATCTGGCTAACAATACGGTTTACGCGAACATGGTTGAATTTGGAGGATGGGTTCCTCCCAAATACATGCCTGGGATGCCTCATAAATACAAGGGCGACACGGTAGCGAAGATCAGAACCAACATGGATGGGTTCAGTCTTATGGCCCCAACCGGAATGGCCCGAATCGCTGTGACTCGATTACATGCAACCTTCGACAAGGTAGTAGCTGATGCGGTAGCGAAGATGCCGGATTTCAATGCCTCTGACTTCAAGGGGCTGGTATGAGTTCCGCATTCTCGGACATTCAGATGCTCTTGGAGACCCAGCTAAATAGCCTGGGCCTGGGTTGCCCTATCGCTTGGGACAATACTGACTTCACCCCTAACCCCACAACGCTCTGGCTGTCCCCTTCTATCCTTCCTGCTGGTGGGCAGGCGGCTGGCCTTGGTTACAACGCACAGAATCGGCATGACGGAATCTTTCAGATCACGGTATTCGCTCCAGCCCGTGACGGTCATGCACTAGGAATGTCCATAGCGGATCAGATTGCCACGGGGTTCAAGCGCGGCATGTCCTTCACCACGGGCAACACGGTCCTAAGGGTTATTTCCATTTCCAGAAATACGTCCATTGAGGACGGCGATTGGTTCCAAGTCCCTGTTTCCATCCAATTCTTCGCATACGCCGACAACTAAGGAGGCCCTATGGCTATCGCATCAGGCGCACTTTATGGCCTCCGCTACATCGCGGAAGTCACCTATGGGGTGACACCCACCACGCCCGTCATGAAGGCGCTGCGGTTCCTCGCCGGGCCCGGCCTGGACCTTCAGAAAGAAGGCTACCGATCCAACGAAGTCCGGTCGGATCGCCAGGTGTCCAACTTCCGGCACGGTATGAGGAAGGTGGTTGGCTCGATGCCCTTCGAGGTTTCGATTGGCACCTATGATGACTTCTTCCAGGCGGCCCTATCCGGCACCTGGACGGCGGTCACTACGGGCTCCAGCACGTTCAGCACCACGGCCACCGATGTAGTGCGCGGCGCGGGTTCGTTCATCACGGACGGGTTCAAGGTGGGCGACATCGTGACCCTCACTGGATTCACGCAGGGGCCGACCAACGGCACCTGGAAGATCAGCGCCTTGACTGCCACCAACATGACGCTGTGTGCTCCCACCACGGGTGTGGCCGTGGCGTTCACCACTGAGACCGCGGCGGCTAGCAAGACCGTGGCCATGGTCGGTAAGAGGCTCCAGTGCGGCACGGCGACCATCGCCAGCTTCACGATTGAGGAAGCCTATACCGACATCAACCAATACTTCCCCTATCGCGGGTTGGTCATCAACACCATGGACCTGAGCATCAAGCCGGGTGCCATCGTCACGGGTTCCTTTGGGTTCCTGGGTAAGGATCTGACTACGCCCAGCGGAACCACCATCGCCTCCAGCGTGACCCCGGCTCCCACGAATGCGCCCATGGACGCCTTCAACGGTGCCCTGTTTGAAGGCACGATCAGCGCAGCGGGCCTGCTGGCCTACGTGACGGGCATCGACCTGAAGCTGACCAACAACCGAGGCGTGCAGGGTGTGGTTGGTTCCAACACCACCCCGGCTGTATTTGAGGGCCAGTCTGAAGTGACTGGCACGGTCACGGCGTTCTTCCAGGATGCCGCCCTGTTCAACAAGTTCCTGAATGAGACCGTGACCATGATCGAGGTCCGGCTGAACGATGCCAACGGCACGGACTTCCTGCGTATCCAGGTGCCTGCCGCCAAATACACGGGCGGCACGATCACGCCTCCCAAGGATGGCCCTGTGGTCATCAGCCTGCCCTTCTTCGCCACGCTGGACCCGATCAGCGGCACCAACCTCATGATGCAAAAGAGCAACTAAATGGACATTCGCGCCTTCGTTCCCAAACAGACCATCGAGGTGGTCATCAAGGGGCTGGACCAGCAGCCCACGGACATCGTGATCACAGTGGCCGGGCCTTCACACCCTGCCACTGTGGCACTGGACCGGGCCCAGGCTGAAAGCCGATATGAGTCGAATACCCTGGGCACCCATCTGCCCTACGCCAAGGCCTCGGACGAGGTGATGGACGAACTGGTGGCCCGCACCCTGTCCTGGGCCAACGTGGAGCTGGACGGCCAGGCGCTGGAATGCACACCCGAGAACGTCCGCATGATCTACGAAAACGCGGATTATGCGACCTTCCGGGGCCAGGTGTCCCGCGCCCTGTCGGATTCTGCGCGTTTTTTTTCGGTCTGAGGGAGGCGCTGGTGGCTGCTGCTGGGGAGATGTTCAAGCTGGACCGCCCCGGCAAGGACGGCGTGTCCATGCGGGCGCACCTCCAGCAGATCGAGAAGTCCACCGGCTCCCGCCCCTCGGGCCTGGATGCGGCGGAAATCCCTTATCAGGGCGCCATGCTGCTGCGCTGGTTCTACGAGCTGAGCAGCGGGCGGGGCACTAACGGGTTCGGTTATATTCCCCTGGCATTCTCTGAGATCGAAGCTTGGTCCCGGCTGCGCGGCGTGGATCTGGCGCCCTGGGAAGTCCAGACCATCAAGGCGCTGGACCGTGAATATCTGAACGTGATGAATACGAGGGAGTCCTAATGGCTGATCTGGCTACCCTCGTCATCAAGGTCGATTCCAGCCAGGTGGCCAATGCGAAGTCCACGCTGGAGGCCTTGGGCCTGTCCGCGCAGGACGCTGAGCAGGCTACTGAGAAACTGGGCACCACGGCCAAGGACTCGCTGGGCGCGGTGGGTGACATCGCAGAACGGGTAGAGAAGCGGGTGGAGACCATGGCGCTCCGAATGGGCATTCACTTCGTGCTCATTTCGGGCATTGTGGGCAGCATCAAAGGCATTGTCGAGGAGATGGGCAAGGCCGAGAAGACCCGCCTAGACAATGAGAAGGCCGCCTGGGAAGGTGTGACCGACGATATCCAGAAGGCCATTGATAAGATCGACGAATACAATGGGAAGCGGGTTCAGCCAAAAGCCACGCAGCGTGCCTTGTTTGACTATGGAAATACGGCTTACCACGCCCAGGAGACGATCACCAACGGGAACGCCCGCATCGGTGAAATCAATGGTTTGATCGCCGCTGGCCCTGATGATGTGACGCTCCAGAACCTGTCTGCTGAGCGCCAAGTGCTCCAGGTCCGCATCCAACAAGCTCAGGTGCGGCTTGCAGATGCTAACAATGGTGCCGAAGGCCTAAAAGAGGAAGATGCCAAACTGGCCAAACTCGGTAAGCAGCTAGACAACCAAAAGGAAGCTGCCGCCGAGTGGGCGCGGATGGAAGCCCTGCGGGACGCCTTCTTCAAGAAACAGCAGACCGCATATGACAAAGCCACGCTGAGTGAATATGAGCTGCTAAATATCGAGATGAAGCGGCTGGGCCTGGACGCTACCACGCGGGGCGTCATGCAGAACAAGGCCGATGGTGCGGACCTACTCGAACTGACCCCCGGCAAGGTGAACAACCAGAGCCTGGACCCCAAGACGGTCAAGCAGAGCTTTGGCGCGATCCACGATGACATGAGCAAGTTCTACCAGGAAGGCCTGAAACTGCGGGAACGGAACGGTGACCTGTGGGCCGGTATGGCCATGCAGATCGAAGGGTTCAGTGACCGCGCCAGTGGCGCCCTCACGGACTTCTTCAATGGCACCAAGAACGGCTGGCGGGACATGATCACCAGCATGATCACGGATATGGAGCGTTACATCCTGAAGAAAACCGTGATGGGCCCGCTGTTCGACAGCTTTGCCTTCATGGTGCAGGGTATGGGGCTCCCGAGTGGGTCTGATATGTCCGGCCAGATGGGCGGTGATTCCTACGTGCCCTATCCCACATCTGCCGCCCCGAGTGGGTCAGCCCCGCTTTCCTCCTCCATCGTGGTGAACGTGAACCCAGGCGCGGCTGAGTCAGCATCCAAGGCCACCACTGGCGGCACCGACCTGGCGAAGCAGTTAGAGGCAGCGGTGAACGCGGTCCTGATCAAGAACCAGCGCAGCGGCGGGATTCTCGCACCGGGGGCACGATGACCGCCACATTCACCTGGACACCCGACTTCGGCGGCAAGATGGACCGCCAGCCTCGGCTGCGTGTGGCCCAGTTCGGTGAGGGCTACCAGCAGCGGGCGCAGGATGGGCTGAACGCTGACCTTCGGAAATACACACTGACCTTCGGGAAGCGGGCCACGGCTGAGGCCACGGCCATCCTGAGCTTCCTGGAGACGCAGGGCGGGGTTCTGAGCTTCTACTACACCCACATCGCGCCCACTGATAACGTGCAGCGGATCTACGTCTGCAAGTCCTGGGGCTGTGCTGATGCTGGTTATGGAGTCTCTGACATCACGGCAACCTTTGAACAGGTGCCGATGTGACCTTACCGCTTTCGGAGATCCAGAATCTCAGCCCTAGTGCGGTGCTGGAAATGTTTGTCCTAGATGCTACGGCTCTAGGTGGTTCAGTGTATCGCTTCCACCCTGGCACCAACGGCCTTGGGACTAGCCTGATCTGGCAGGGTCAGACCTACGCGCCATTCCCGATCATCGCTGACGGGTTCCAGTGGAGCAGCAAGGGAACCCTTCCACGGCCACATCTCAAGGTGGCGGCTCTGGATGGTGTGGTGGGCGGGCTCACCAAGACTCTGAATGACCTTGTGGGCGCAACCGTGACCTACAAGCGTACCCTGGCCAAATACATTGATGCGGCTAACTTCAGCCCTGCCGTCAATGCCAATGCTGATCCCACGGCCTGCTGGCCTGATGAGCCTTGGTTCATTGAGCAGAAGGTAAGTGAAACCTCAGACATGATCGAGTTTGAGTTGTGTGCCCCTCTGGATGCTCAGAACGCCAAGATCCCGAAGCGCCGGGTCACGGCCAACGTGTGCGGCTGGAACGACTCCAGCGTGTGCATCTATTCCGTGGGCGGGGCCTGCGGCAAGCGGCTGGCCGATTGCAAGACGAAGTGGGGGGCCACTGCTGACCTTCCGTTTGGGGCCTTCCCAGGAACGGCTAGGCTCCGATGACGCCTGAACTGTTCGACGCTATCACGGTCCACATAGCGCAAGAGGCCCCACGCGAGGCTTGTGGTGTTCTCGTATGGGATGGGCTGAACAATTCCACCTATCGGCCTTGTAGGAACATCAGCGAAGGCACGGAACACTTCCAGATCCATCCCGAGGATTGGGTAGCGGCTGAAGATGCCGGAACCGTGCTGGGGATCGTCCACAGCCATCCTGGGGGAACTACACAGCCCAGCGATCTGGATGTGAGGGGCTGTGACCGTAGCGGCTTGCCCTGGTGGATCTTTACGGACGAAGGCGTGTGGCAGCGCATCACCCCGGCTGGCTGGTCTGTGGTGGGTCATCCCTTCGCCTGGGGGATTCAAGATTGCTACACACTGGCGCGGGATATTTACCGTGGCCTGCCTGACTTTCAGAGGTTCCCAGGCTTTTGGGAATCGACGGACTTATTTACAACGGGCCTGAAGTTCGCGGGCTTTGAGGAATTTGAAGGCGATCCGACTCCCGGAGATGCCCTCTTGATGAGCATTCGTGGGAATGGGGTTCCTAATCACTGCGCGGTTTACATGGGCGGGGGCAAGATCGTCCACCACTTGCCTGGGCGTCTCTCTCGCGAGGAAGAATTGGGTCCATTGGTTCGGGCTGTTGTGCGAAAGGTGAGGCGGAAACCATGAAAACGATTCAGCTTTACGGGGACATGGGGCAGCAGTTCGGGCGGGAGTTTAGCCTTGAGGTTTCTACGCCTGCTGAGGCTCTGCGGGCGCTGGTTGCTATGCTCCCTGATTTCCGTGGATATCTTCAAGCCCGACTCGATGCGCCGTTTCAGGTGATCGTGGGCGAGACTCCCCAGGATGAAAACGGGCTGTCTGTGCCCTGCGGTTCGTCCGAGGTCATCAAGTTTGTTCCAGTGGTAGCGGGTGCTAAAAATGCCTTTGAGGGTATCCTATTAGGTGCTGCTCTGATTGCCGTTACTTACTTCACAGGTGGGACTGGAACTAGCTTCCTTGCTGCATCTGCGGGTAACTGGCTTGGGCAGGCGGCTATTGGTGTGGGCATGTCCATGGTCCTTGGCGGCGTGGCCCAACTCCTAGCCTCAACCCCTGCATCATCCGGGGCGAACAATTCAAACAATCCCATGGATTCATGGTCCTTTGGTTCTCCCACCTTGACCGTTGGCCAGGGCGGATGTGTGCCCTTGGGATATGGAACACAGCGAATCGGTGGCCAGCTAATCAGCGCAGGTATCGACACGCAGACATGGCAAGACAAAGGCTTCGGAAGCCTTGCCCCTGACAACGCTGGAACCGTGGGGGGGGATGGAAACACTTCCCCTTGGGTTTGGGCCATCGCGGAGTAACCCATGCCCATTCATGTGATTGATCCGGGCGGTGGCCCTAGTTGGACGGATGGAACTGGGCAGGCTGGAAGCGGCGTAGGTTCCGGAGGCGGTGGGACCAACTATGCTGATGCCTCAACCCCTGAAACTGGGACAGTCCAGGTTCTGCTAGGCGAAGGCAGAATGCAGGGGCTTGTAAGTTACAACGGGCTCGGCACTGACTACCTGCGATCCGTCTATCTGGATGGAACTCCTATCCAGAATTCGGATGGAACATTCAACTTCAAGGGCGTGGCCCTGGCCTTAGTTGCTGGGACCAATACCCAGCCAGCCATAAAGGGCATCACTGACACGGAATCTGAAACGTCCGTCAATGTCCAGGTAGTTCAGGCTTCCCCTGTCACACGCTCCATCACTTCGGCACCCTCTGCGGTGCGGGTGCGAATCAGCATTCCCACGCTTGAGGTAGTGGATTCCAGCACGGGCAAGATCAGCGGGAACTCAGTAACCATCAAGATTGAGAAGCAGAATGCCCTCTTTAATGGGGCGGCTTGGTTCACTGAGCCTCTGGAGAATACCGGGCTCATCACTGGCGGTCCATTCACAAGCAAATACACGAAGTCCTATCGCATCGACCTTCCTGCAACCGGCACTTGGCAGATCCGGGTTACTCGCGTGTCCGCTGATGATCCCGATGGCTATCACGCCTCACAGACTTGGTGGGATGCCTACACGGAGATCGTGGATGCGTCCTTGCGCTACCCCAACAGCGCGGTTCTGTCTGTGCGGGTGAATGCAAAGCAGTTCCAGAACATCCCCCAGGTCACATGCTTGATGAACATGACTCGGATCATGGTCCCTGCTAACTACACCCCGGCCTCGTATAATTTCAACACTGGCGTTTGGACGGGCGCTGTCTATCGAACTACTGGCACGGGAACCAGTGGAGGCGTGTGGGATGGGACGTTTGTTGAGGCGTGGTCATCCAATCCAGCTTGGGTGTTCTATGACGCAGCATCTAAGACCAGGTATGGCGCTGGCACCTTCCTTCAGACTTCTGGCCTGGATAAGTGGACGCTGTATTCCATTGGTCAGTGGTGTGATGCCATCGTTGGTGGGACGTATGCGGGCGTGTCGGATGGCAAGGGCGGTCTTGAGCCCCGGATGGTGGCGAATCTCTACATCCAAGCACAACAGAACGCCATCACGGCCCTGTCGCAGCTCTGCGCGATCTTCTGGGGCGTGGTCTATTATGCCTCTGGTCTGGTTACGCCTGTCGCTGACGCGGACCAGTCTCCGGTGGCCCTGTTCACAAATTCCAACGTGGAAGGCGGCAAGTTCAACTATGAGGGCACGGCGCGGCAGGCTCGGCATACTGCGGCCATCTGCAAGTTCAACAACCTGGAACTCGGCTACGACTCGGATACTGCGGTCTATGAGGATGAAGTGGGCGTGGCCCGCTACGGCTACAACGTCCTAGACCTTCAGGCCATCGGTTGCACCTCCCAGTCCCAGGCTATGCGGCTGGCGAAGTGGGCGATCCTCACGGAACTCATGGCCTCGGAAACCTGCTCGTTCAGTTCCGGCCTGGAAGGTTCCACGGTCCACCCTGGGGATGTGATCCAGGTGGCTGACCAGTTCCGTGCGGGCAACTCGCGGGCGGGTGGGCGCATCATCTCCGCTACCAACACCACGAACGCCACAGTGACCCTGGACGCTCCTGTGACCCTGGGCGCGGGAACATACACCCTGCGGGTGCAGACCGCTACGGGCGGCATGGAGTCCAAGACCGTGACCACCACGGCGGGAACCTACTCCACCCTGACTGTCTCGGGCGTGTTTACCTCGCTACCTGTCGCGGGGGCTGGCTGGCTGCTCCAGGCGGGCACTACGGCTAGCCTGTGGAGAGTGGTCAGCGTGACCAAGGGGGACGGGCTCAAATACAGCATCACGGCCCTGCTGCACGATCCCAGCAAATACACGGCGCTAGGCCTGTCCACTGGCGATGTGGTGGCCCGCACCCCCGTAGCGAACACCTCCCCGGCTCCGGTGGGGTTGACCATCTCCAACAGTGTCCGGGTGCTGAACGACCGCCACGTGCAGACTCTCACGGCGGCCTGGACGCTGGACAAGGCTGCGGGCTACATCGCGCAGGCATCGCGGGACTACGGCCCGTGGACGGACATGGTTGTAACGGGTGCTTCTGCGCTCCTGGACGACATCCAGCCGGGAGCCTACCGTGTCCAGGTGTGCGGGGACTGGCGGGCCGGTGGGCTCTCCCCCTACGTCAGCGCCTCGGCTACCGTCACAGCCTCCACGCTCCAGCCCCCGTTCGTGGGCAACATCAACTCCGTGGACTACCTGGCGGTCATCGACCAGATCACCGTTCTGCGGGACTGGAACAACGAGGCCAACGTCAAGAGTCAGCTTGACTCTCAGGCCACGGCGCTGTCCATCACCACGGAAAAGACCACCTACGACAACGCAGTCGCGGCGCTCTCCACCAACCTGATCAGCGCGGGCGCTCCTGCGGGCTGGGCGTCTGGCTCCTGGCCCTCCAGCGTGTTCGGTCCAGTCACCAACATCATGCTTTCCCTGGCGGGCTGGTGGGCGACCATCGCCACGGCTCGCACGGCGCTGATTAACAAGATCGCGGTGGCCACGGGTGCGGCGGGCGGGACCACGGCGAACTGGGGCAGCATCTCCGGCGCATCGGCTCAGGCTTCCCCTGCGGGTGGGTGGACTGGGGCGGCGAAGTGGGGCACGAAGAATGTGCTATGGTCCGACGCCTCCAGTTTGACCTACCTTTATTCCAGCGGATCTGGCGGGGGCATCTATCTCCGCAATGCTGCCGACACGGCTTCCCTGCTGGCCATCACGGATGCTGGTGCCGCCACGTTCTCGTCCTCCGTCACCATGGGTGCGCTCACGGCTACCCGTTCTGACGGTAATTGGGAGGTCATCAAGGCGACCACGACTGGAGCCGGTAACGGGTCACTGCTGCGATTCACCCACGCCAATAGCCCCG